CACCACACATTCAGAATTGTCCAATAGATAGGTTTATATAGAAGTACAAGCAGAACCGCTGGAATAAAGAACCACTTCCCTTTCCAGAGTATATGCATTAATGTCCCAATCGCGTTTAAATCGAAATCATCCGCATATCGGTCATACTTGTCTTTGCTCCACTCCTCATACGAAGGTCTATCCTCTGGTGGGGGTGTAGAATGTCCATATACTCCCATTTAGAAATCTCCTTCTGCCACTTGAAATACTGTTAATCCCTTAGAACGAAACATATCCACAACACGCTGACGGTCATCAAATGCCATAGTAGGATTGTAACCATCTAAACGCATACGCTGTAAGTATCCTGCTTTTAATTCATCATCGGGACGGTAATCTGTATTAGAACGCATGTATATGGCATCAAAGTCTATACCGCCATCTCGTATCTGTTTAACGGTGATATCATGCTCATCCTTAATACGCCCTGTAGATATAAGAATACGATGCCCCTGTGCCTGTAACGCATCCGCAATGGCAAAGATATCCTCTTTTCTAGTATCGAATTTTGTATGTTCTCGAAACGATTTAAAGTCCTTGGGGCGCTGTGTGACGAAATGCCTCCTATGTTCTATATCCATAAGAGTGCCATCTACATCAAAAATTATATCTGTCATAAAAACCTCTGGGCGGAAAATTTCTGTCGGCAAAAAAATTTAAAATCGTTTCATATATGGGGGGATGCCAGATGCCCTTGTAAGGGCGTCCACCCCGATCCCAAAGCATAGGCCCGCCTGACCCCTGCCCTCGCCGAGTGATGCTCCCCTAACCGTGGGGGAGCGCGTGTGTATTGAGGCACAACCCTGCTAGCAGATAGTCCTTACTCTGCCCTGCCCTACTGGGCTCTCCTTTTAAGTTTCTCTCCGCCTTTTGATGGGGCTGCGTCCCCCCTGCCATGGCCTCATCGGAGCGTGGTCAATGCCACCTTTCAAATCGGCCCCTGTGTTCATATCCGACCCCGATAGCACTCTTTCTGAACCTCAACACAGGTGAGATGGTGCGGTTTAACTGGGGTTTAATCTATCGTCATGCCATGGTCAATCTCCTCATCTCTCAGTATGTGTATATGATCCCATAAATGAGACCAGATGTCAAGGATTATTTTATCTTTTATTTCCCTTATATATCAATCACTTAGCAGCAGCCATATCTCTTCTTAAAGGCGACACCTTATTATACACATGGAAATAGCAGTTGTCAAGCGTTTTCTTCAAAAAAGACGAATTATTTTCACAGCCACTGCCACCACAGATGGCGGAAAGTGCTTGACATTAGTGCTGTGCTGTGGTATGATCTCTGTTTACCGCGTCTGGGAGCGGCAGCGGCGTCTGATTTTTCGGAAGGGCGGCGGCGCTCACTCCTGCTCACTCGCGGATTTAGATTACCACTATTTCCCACTTTTTTCCCTCCACAGTTCAAGTACAGAACTCTCTGTGTGTCGTTTACCCGCTCTCCTAATTGTCTTATTACTAATGCGTTTAAGTCTGGTATGCTCATTGCGACTCATACTCTCCACACGATTTACCTTTGTCCCATGTTTCTTCATACGCTGCTTCCTCAGTACAATAAGTGAATATACAGTCTGGCAGAGGCATTCCCATACCTATCCAGATACCGATTAATAAAATTAAAACATTATTCATGACTCTCCTCACAGTTTGATTGCTAAAACGATTAATATTCCTACCAAGAGTATATCAGCGACTAGCATAAGCAACCCTAATATAGTGTGATACCATATCCATCTTGTCTTATATGCGTTCTCTACACTCAAATCAGCGGGGTCAGCGACTACTTCCTGTATTCGTTCCTCTTTACTGCCCCATAATGTTTGTTTAAATTTCTTCCACTCCATATCGCTCCTCAAGTTCTTTCATTATTCTTTTTCGCCATTTTATCTGTGTTTTTGTGCTGGGATGTTTATTTAAATCCTCACTCTTTACTTTACACTCAAAATGAGCAAACTCCTGTAATCCACCTTTCTGTATTAATTCGTTCTCATAGAAATGCCATGTACCCCAATCGATTAGCTCAAACCAATGTTTTGTATTGGGATATAATCTATCAATTCTTTTGTTATGCATATCGGATTTCATTTCCTGTTCATTCAGTAATCCTTTATCGCGTAATCTGTTGCTAAATGCTGTTCTCAGTCGCGTATATAACCATCCTGTCGTGCTAACTATATCCTTTTTCCAAAAACTCTGCTCACTCTCGAAATCTCTACTCCCCAAATCATGAAAGACATTCTGCCAGCACATGTTTAACAGCGGGATTTTCTTCGCCTCACATAACGCTTGTACAGTAATCATGGCCCTCAGAGTGCTTACATATGCCTCTTCGGGATTGTATATGTCAGTAAAATAGTTTTTCAATCTAGCGTCCAGCGGCGTTACTTCGTAATTCCAGATGCCATATCCGCCCCCTACTATAAGCCAGTTGGATGTGGAATGTTTCTCGTGTTGTTTATCTGTTAGAATATAGTTGCTGAATCCTATTTTGTCTTTGAATTTTTGCCATATCTCTGTATAGTCTGGGTCATCATATGTGAATAGGAATTCTTTTCTATATGGCGATGACCACATAACGGCGACAGCGGTGTTCTCACTCGTTACTTCTGGTTTACTTAATTCGTAGCATATCCTGTCACAGATAATCTGATTCCCGCTTGCCATCTCAGCGGTGTTAATCACATTATCGTATTTCTCTTCTAATTGTTCAGCCCATGCTAGAGTTTCTCGCGTCTTATGTGCCGTGAAAGAGCAACCGCCTGTAATTAGATTTCTGGATAGACTACCTTTTGCCGCCATGATATTCTGTAGCGTGTCCCTTATCAAGTAAATATTCGTTCAATGATTTATCTGCGAATTGCGTTACGCTCCAAATCTCCCCTAGAATCCTTCCGAATTTGCCCTTGGCATCATACTTCTTACACACCAATTTAGCATACTCTCCTTCTTTACAGAAGTTTTTACAGAAGTCTTTTGCCGCCAGTCCTAGTTTCTTCTCTTCTAAGTCTCGCGTTCTGCTTTCTGGGGCGTTGATGCCTGCCAGTCTTACGCGCTGGTCATTTAACCATACACCAAAGCCTAAATCTATATCGACATCTACTGTATCGCCATCCACCCAGCGTTGTATTACTACATTATATTCGTACATGTTGTTTTCTCCAATCAAAAATTAAACCGTCACCGTTATCGTGCATGATTTTGTAGACAGTTTTTCCGTTTTCTTTTCCCGCTTTCCATAGTTTCGGTTTCGGGCCATCCTCAGTCGCGTACACCATATGAGCGTTATATAACTCGGTATGCATTGGTGATATCATACTGTAATTTATCAATTCGTCCTCAATCGCCTCATTCTTAGAGCGTATTTTTATCGGCACATCGTCCATTTGTTCCATCTCATAATCCATCTCCCAATTCCAATTGAATTTCTGGAGCATAGATTCGTATTGAATTAAACTAGGATTTTTCTTCCTCGCCATTATCCATCTCCGCTATCCATCTATGTACGCGGTTCATGTTTTTGCCCAGCGTGATATCTGTCCAATCTGAACCTTGACTATGATTGAGAAATTCCCTCATGATAATCATAGTGGCATGGGCGGATGCGTTTGTTCCTTTTTTAAATCCCATTTGGTATGCTAGATAAAAACCGATGCCCAATATGGCAGCGGCCAATTCAAGACCAATCATGTTAACTCCTCTTTTTAAATTCTTCTATTAGAAAATCCTTGCACTTTGCCACATATTCTTCAAAAGTGAGCAGAGGTTCGTTATATGCTTCCCTCTCTGAACAATTCTGGTGAAACAACTCATGGCAAAATGAGTCAAATTCAAGACCTAAATCGTGGTCAACTTCCTGTAGTAAGCGTGTCATATATTTGCTCCCAATTTTTGACAACCGTAGCATCCCCTTCATAGTTTAGGTTATGCCCGTGTTCGATTAGAAATCCTTGGAATCCTACTTTCATGCCAACTTCAACATTGACATACTTGTCCTCTATCCAAGGAGCGCCGTAGTATTTATGACTCAATTCTTCAAGTATATCATCCTTGTCAGCACCACAATCCAAATAGTGATACTCCAGAAATGTATCTTCTCCAAATAACTTTTTAAGGTTTTGAGTTCTCAACTCTTGTGCGTATGGGTCACTATGTAAACTAGTGACAGCGACAAACTTATATCCGTGTTTCTCTGCCAACAATTTCATATAGTGTTGTGCATCCCTCAGAGGGGGCAGAAATCCGATAGCGGCAGAACTGTTGAACTGATTAGTCAATCTCTGACCTTCTGCCTGCGTTACGCCAAATCTCTGGGAAACTTTATACTTGAGTTTCCAATCTTCGCCTACTGGGTTCATCCCATTATGCGCCATCCATGTGAAAAATGCAGTCTCCCAATCTAGGCAGACTCCATCACAATCCGTCAAAATTACTTTTTTATGTTTAACCATTACCACCCACTCGTAGCATGTACATACGCATCTGGGCATCCGTACTCGCCACAAAAACATTGGCCACCAGCGTGGTCAATCTCATCATCAAATTGTTCACAATATCCATCGATATGTGCTTGTTGTCCAGCATCTAACTGGTCATAGGTAGTGCCTTTGGGGGCACCCATTTTCTCAATCAACTGATTCATAGTTACTGTCAATGCGATTTCTTGTTCTGCCATATTAAACTCCCGCCAATTTGATTGCATATTGGTACATAGTCATCGCACCATCATCGGTTTCAAATCCATCCTCACTAGCAAAGTCCATTGAAGAAGAACCCATCACCCTGTCAGCAAGACCGTGTTTTGCGATAATCAAAGCACACTCTTCAAGGTTTTTGCCGTGAATGTTGTTCTCATAAGTGTCATTCTCAAGAACGAACACAAGACCACCATCTTTTGCACCTACGAAATTGATTTTATTTGTCATATTATTTCCTCTCATGATTTATCTTACATAATGATCATGACAGAATTGGGGGCAAAAGTCAAGCGTTTGGGCGAAAAATCCGCCTCTGTAAGTCATTGATTTAACTGGAAAAAGCAAAAAAAATGAAAATAATTTTCACTCATTTGGTCTGTATTTGTCGTAATATCGTCCCCATTGCCATTCTTCGGGTATTTCACCGTCAGCTCGTATCAAATGGGACTTGCCAGATGGTTCTACACACCACCTCATTTTGGGGCGTGCGTATGCCTTCTGTCGTATTAGTTCTATGGTATGTGCTTTGTGTTGTCTCCCATACATGGGATTGAATTCACCCCTTCGCGTACCTGTCATAGTCTGCGATATCTTCGCTCTGTGCGCCTCTGACAATCCTGTAGAATTGGGGTTACTTTGACCTAGTTTAGCTTGTTTTATGCGTTCTCGACCCTCTGGCGTGTGCCAAGCGGTACGGTCTCTGCATCTATCAACTATCGGTAGGTCTGTTGGGTTTTGTGTGATAACATACTCTCTGACCTTTTCAACGGTAGAGAATTTGATTATCATCTCGCGTGGTTTTGGGACTTCCTGTAGACTATTTTCATCTACAATCCAAAATTCATTCTTCCAACCACCGCATTTAAACAAAAAGAATCTACTAGGTCGTGCCATCTTCCCTTAAAAAACTCAGCTGATTCTCTTCTGATACTTCAAGGTCATCAAGTGCTTCTAGTTTATCCTTGAATTCAGCAATTTTGCCAAGTTCATCCTCAATCGTTTGCATTATATCTGGATGTTCTGCAACTCCCACGCCTTTTTGCATCAGAACTTGTACATTTATTTTATGCTTGTTTATCTGACTATCAAAATAGATTTTTAAAGTGTGGATTAGTTGATTGGTTAAGTCCGCCATTATCCTTCCTTTTTCTTTCTGGTTGCCCTCTTTTTCTTGGGTTTATTGTATTCAGTAATGCCCAGAGGTTCCATTAGTTTTTCTAACTTCGGGTACAGTCCAAGTAAAGTACCATCCTTCACGGCAGTTAATATCTTTGCCTCTGCTGGATGTACACCCTCAAGAATCTGTAACCAATTCATTTCTTGTTTCCAAGTTGGCAGATTCTTCATGTTGGATTGTGGTTCTGTAAACTGTTTGATTCTACGCCACTCCATTTGGATAGATGTTGCACCTAATCCATCTGGCGTATCCTCTTCTAGTTTAGTAGTTTCGGGCATTCCTTCTGGTAATCCCCATTCTGGTTTCTCCGCACCTACACCAATTCGCACTATAGGAACTAGCGTTTGGTTGGTTTGACCCCATTCTTTTAAGCGATTTACTTGGTCGCCTACGGTTTCTCCTTCAAATACATAGTCGAAACCTTCATTCATTTGTCTAAATTTTCTCATGTTTTACCTCATTAAAATTCATCAATCACCTCAATAAGTCTGTCAAGACTAAAGTTCGTAAAGTATTTATACATGTCTTCAGCCGACTTATTTAACTGTGCTGTATACTGGAATACTATTTGTTCCTTAATATCCTCTGGTGTTTGTGATAAATCCACCATAGTTTTATTTCGGATATAGGCAGCAGCCATTTCACCTGTCACCCATTCTTGTGGTTGTTGCGTTTTCCATTCAGCAATGAGTGTTTTACGAATAGGTCTCTGTCGTTTACCTACAACAAACGAATCATCCTCACTCAATATATTTGGTACACCATCGCCTTTATCACCGCGTATGATATGTTCTTTCAATATCGCTTCAGCGGATTCTTTAATCTTGATAAACTTTTTCTTCAATGGCGAAAACTGGGCGACATTATCCCACTTCTGCAACTGTTGAAAATCGTGGTCACCAGATACAATAAGAAATGGTTTAGGTGATTCAAATAATCCCTCCTGTACCAAATCATTTTCTTGACTCCACTCTGCCAATGTACCAATAACATCATCTGCCTCCGCACCATCGACATCTATAACTGGATACGGCATATGTTGTTGTAACTCGTGCTTGATTAGTGAAAGTCCCTCAAAGATAGAAGTCCAATCGTACCCACTATCCTCGCGTGTTTTCTTTCTACTTGCCTTGTATTGGGGAAATACTTGTCTCCTCCAATATCTCCTGTTATCACAAGCAATTACTAGGTCACCATACTCCTCACCATACTTTGTTTTATAACTCCGCAAAGTATTGAGTATCATATGGCGAACCAAATCTATATTAATATCACCATCTTTAGAACCATTGAGTTCTACCATAAGATTGCCGATACTAATTTGGTTATAATCAATCAATATCATCGTCTTGCTCTCCCCATACAAATCCAAGGTCTTTGTAAAATACCCCTTTCTGGCGTTTAATATTGCCTTCTTTATCGTATGCTGGAACAATACATTCCCAGACTACCTTCCTATTCTGGTCTTCGCCTGCGAAATTAGATAACCATACTCCATGCTTCAGATAAGTTTCCATTTGTCTAATGTAACCCTTTACTGATTCAAGTTTAGCAATAGCACCCTTCTGATTTGCCCTTATCTCTTGATTAAGAGATGGTATCATATCTTTGTTGTATTTAATCCAACCCTTAACCTTGTTATATGATAACCAATCGTCATCGGGTTTCGCTAATACATCTGGATGTATATGCTTCAATTTGGGCGGGTTCTTTTTCAACCTCGCCTCACGCGCTTTCGCTAGTCTTTCAATAGCGGCAGCTTTCTGTTCCTCAGTCATAGGTTTTCTACGCCTACGCTTCGGTTTGTCTGGACGAAAATCGTCCTTAGTTATTCTTTTTGCCATTACTGGACTCCTTTATGTTATATAGTATATATGATAACACAAGTCTAGTCCAAGTGTCAAGCGTTTTTTATGCTGAAACGGCGATATTTCCTATTTGGTCAACCAATAAAGTTCTCCATTGCTGTTTTTCTGTGTCGAAAACAGTCAAATGAGAGTCTTTTACTGGCGATGGGTTCTTTACCTCTGGAATTAGACTTGGAATCAATGTAGCGTGTACATCTCTTGCCGTGCCATCCTTCTTGGTGTAGGAAATGATTGCTTTCCCATCTACTAGCATTTCAACTAGTTGTTCTCTATTCAATTTACTCATAATATTCTCCTATTAATGATTTCACTATACATCCGCTCTGCGAATAATGTATGACATTGTTCATTGGGATGACCGCCAGGCATTTCACCAATGTACATGTCGTTACTTCCATGTGGTGTGTTTCTAGTCACCTTTGAAAAGTAATTCCTGTATGGGTGATTATCAAATTCTTTCAAACTTATCACCGCATTATATAATTTGTTAAACTTTTTACTCATATGAGATTTCTTCACATATTTAAACCATGTAACATAATGTTCGCTTATCTCCTTGTCAAATACACCTGTAGTTTCTGGTAACTCCCATTTGTTTTGCATCAACTTCAGCAACATCACATCCTCAGGCAACTCTGTTATTCTTTCTAACTCTTCTTTTATTAATGAACAAATTGTCATACCTTCCAACATATCAACAATCAAATGCGGTATGTTGTAATATACAAACATGTTGTGCAAATATAAAATGTGTCTCAAATAGTCAAAGTAGTTTTGTATCTGGGTGTTGATTAAAAAGAATCCTGTAATCTCTTCTGACATATTCTTATAATGACTTTCGTGTATGTCTCCACCCATAAAACTCATTAATTGTTTTTGTTCACCCCAATTCCAATGGCTGTATTCTTCATGTCCGCCACCCATATCTACGCCTGGCCCATATATACCACCACCAGCCCAATCTTCAAAGGTGGGTGTTACCTTTGATGGATTCCATTTCTTTATAAAGTCTAGACTTATGGGTATCTGGAATCTGCTGGGTTCAGTCATCTGTATGACCGCGAGAGCTACAGTATTCTCTAGTAAATAGTCTTGTGTTGTTCTCCATGTACGCCAATTAGAACCACCACCCCTAGCAAGGTTCTTTGGTTCCATGTTTAACTTATCAGCAAGTTTAGTAGACCACCTTTCTCGGTTTCTATAAACAGTATCGACATGCTGATATTCCATGCCTTTTTCGCCAGTACTTTTGTGCCAGAATGTTCTGGTTTCTTCTCCTAACTCAGCGCCAAGAGTAATCGAACATCCATTCGTAAAAAGTTTTGGCATGTAATCTACCTCATAAAATCCTGTCAAATGTGAGTCTGACTGTTCTTCCACCAGCAGCATAACTTGGTATCACCTCAAAATGGTTATCAAAGATATCATCGATATCTAACATTATATAGAGATTAGGTGTAGCGTATATACCAAACTTAAAGCTGACAGTATTAATATCATCAATTCGTCTTGTGTCAAAATCTAATCCCTTATCAAATTCTCCTAGATACTCCACAGCGGCATCCCATTGTAAACTACCAATATGTCCAGATGTCCAGTAACTTATCTTAGTTTTATATCTAGGTATTCTAATCTTATCTGTTTCTGTGTACTCAGTATACACGAAAAGAGACCCATTGTCAAGCAAAATTTGGTCTTGATAGCGGATTCCATGCGTGGAATATTCACCAGAATTCACATATTGGTATCTATTATAGTCAAAGTCGATACCTTCATCAAATTCGTAGTAGTAAATGGACACATCCTTGTATCCAAATTCTGTGCCAATACCCTCTTCTGGTTGTAATGATGGATTAGATGTTACCCACCCATCACCAAACTGTTCATATAGATTAGGCAGTCTGTAACTATTCCCGATTGAAAATCTCGCGTCTTGCCACTCCATACCAACCCTCACAATGTGTTGTTCAGCTGAGGCAGCAGTACCCTCAAGAAATTTATATCCAATCCCAATGAAATCGTTTTCCCAGTTCCAGTAAGCTGAATATGAGTCTCTATCTACTTTGTCATAATGCTCAGTCTGTGCTGTTACTCCTAGCACATGACCATGATTTTCATATACTGTGAAATCTAGATAACTTCTATCTGACTCCATAATATATCCAGTATTATGTTCCGCCTCGTTTGTGGTATGTCCCAAGACTAGATATTTGGTTCTGATTGATATAGTATCTTTCTTACCCTTAACATCACACATCCAATCTTCCCATTCACTAGGTGGCATCATCCACCAGCATTGGTCGTAATCAGAATCATAATTGATACTTTCCAGATTTACCTTAACATTTTGATTCGCGTAGGCAAACTTTACTGTGGTGTTTTCATACCAATCCGACTCATTATTATATGTCATAGCAGAACCAGTAGTACCATTATAGTGGGCAACTTGTACGCCTACCTCATGTACATTCGGATACCACTCATAACTGGCAACTAATGATGATTCGTTCTCACCAAATCTACCTACTAGATTTCTTTCAAAGTTATCCTCAATAAGAACAACTCCTGCCATAGAACCACTACCAAATTGGACGCTGTTAGGCCCAGATATTAGTTTTATGTTTTGAAATGCTAGTAAATCGTTACCAAAATCGTACCACCCAGAACTGGGGTCATTGACAGGCATACCGTTTTTATATACTGCGGTATGCTTTGAATCAGTACCATTTAATTGTATACCATGAAATCCACCCATGCCACCAGCGACATATCTTTTAGTGTAATCAATACTCTCTAAAAGATTATTGTCATATGTTGGGTCAGCGTATCCAATATATACTTTGGAACCAATTACGATAGTCTCTTCTATTTCTTCTGCATAGGCGCCGAGACTAAGCATCGCCAATGCAATCATTACTATATTTTTCACATTACTCCGTGTTGCGTTTTTTATCAATTAACCATTCCAATTTCTTTTTATCGGTATCGGAAAGGTTCTCCATTCCAGAACTAGTACCATACTTGTCCTTCACCCAATCATCCATCTCTGGTAAATCATCGGTAGGCATACCATCTGGTTCTGCTTCTGGTATAATTTGCTCTTCAACTACTGTTTCATCAACTGACATTGGTGTTATGAGTTCTCCTTGTCTTTCCTTCCAACTAAGGTTGGCAGCAAGTACTAACACAATAGCCAATGGGTCAAATACAAACACTAGTAATAAAATAAGAAGTGTGACGGCATTATCTACCGCACCAGCACCGCTGTTACCATAGAGCAACTGGGCAACATATTTAATCGGGCCAACTTCTTTTTCTATGTCCCTTACAATAGATTGTTTATCGAACAACTCTATGTTGTACTCATCAATCTTTACATATGCACTATCAATTCTTTCTTGTATAGTGTCAATTTGTTCATCTCTGGATGCTTGGTCATCAGCACCCTGTTCTCGTAATCTGTTTATCTCTCTGTTCGCACCATCAATGGTATCCTGTACAGAGGCCCTGTACTCACCTATTTGGTTACGATACCCAGCAATCTGGGTCTCCGCGTATCCTCTCAGTTCACCCATCTCCAGAGCAATCCTGTCTCTCTCTGGTTTTTGTTCCTCGCGTACTTGTCTACCTTTCGCTACATTATCAACTACTATATCTCTTTGAAATGCGCCTGCATCTTGTGTGGTTGTCCCTTGGTCTGTGTATGACTTTACTATAGCATCAAGGGCATCTAACTCAGATTGTTTCTTACTTAAATCTGATTCTAATCCTTCTCGTATCTTTTCAATCTGGTTCTCTGCATATTCTACATCATCTTGTATTCTGTCCCATGCTGTATCTCGTATCTCTTCCTGTTGTTTGATACTCTCTGACACATCCAGACTACCACCAGATTCTATTCTGGTTATCTGTTCCTCTGCTGTGGTGATTCTTAGGTTCTCTCGTTGTATAAGGTCTTCTATTCTTTCTACCTGTGCTACCGCGTCACCTGTAGATGCGGATTGGTCTAGGTGTGCCTTAGATAGGAATCCAAATATACCTATAGATGTAATAACTGACAATATAATTACGGCAGATACCATGTAACTTCGCATCAGTAAAGAGGTCTTCTTCCAATACTGATATACCCAAGAGGCAGTTACTAGTTTAGCAATCTCCAACACTACGCCCATGGCAAGTATGGACTGCGGTAGTCCACTAAAAATTGCCATCAATCCAACAATCGAGAAGTAAGCGGCGACTGCCGATACTGCGAGTGCTGAAAATAATAATCCTATTAAGTGTCCCATTTGGGCCTCCATTCTACGGGCTCAAACTCTGTCAAATAACTCATTCGTAATCTTATGTGTATCATGTCATTTAAACAATTCGGGTCTTTGCGTTGTTGCCATTGTAACAGAAATTCCTGTATTTTGGCAGGAGCCCTTTGGTCAAATTCCGCAATAGTCTCTTTCCTCAGTTCACCTTCGTACTCTTTGACTATCTTAGAACTACCATAATATTTTTCATACAACTTCTCAGGCTTGCATGAGTAACCTATATAATATCTTCCATCTGGAAAGTATGTGCAATAAACTCTATGAGTCTTCGGTACTTTCTTTCGGGATGATTTTCGTTTTCTTTTCGTTCCATTCATAACCATCTGGTAATTCCTCACTTGTGGAATTACTATTTATGGTCTTTTCATCACCCCATAATCTCTCCCATGCTTCTTCTTTGGGTACAGTTTTGATTGTTGGTTTCTTTCTATTAAAATTTATTCGTTTAGTTTTCTTTGCCATGTTAAGCACTAGGTAGGAATATCCATACCTCTCCTGTCAACCACCATATTATGAATATAAATGGCGATGTTATTATTATAATTCCAATAACCTCAACTAACAATCGTTTCCAGAAAGGCAAAGTATCTTGCCATTCCCTGTAAGGTTCCATTTTCTCATACAACCACGCACTAAATCTTCCCACGATATCTCCTTTCTACTCCCTTGTAGATAAACATTCTCCACCAAGGCATTCTCCTTGGCATCTTTTTCATTGTGTATTCCCACAACTGACCATCTGCATCTTGATAAACACAATGGTATCCTCTCCACCGCCTACTGGCAACTGGAATAATCTTACCTTTAAATCCTTCTAATATGTACCTCTTGAATGAGTAATACCAACAATTAGAATATGGTATAAATGGTAGAATAGGCAACATGACTACTCCCAAAAATATTAACCATATAGTAACTAGTTTCTTCAGAGTCTTGCCATCCGCCATAGATTAAACTTCCATCTATAGTCATCACCATCCTTGATGTAACTATCGCCTTGTTTCGTGTAAAAATATTGTTCTGTAGTGGGTACTGCCCCTCGTTTGGGGTCTAAGTTATCCAAGTTTGCCATCAATCGTCTTGAAAAAGGAATCTCCTGTGAGAATATAACCTCTCCTTGAGTCATGAGTGGCGTAAATATCATCATCAATTGTATCTTTTGTAAGTCTGACCATGATGTTGTGCATATATACAACTCCCCACCCTCATTCAAATATTCTGGTGAGTGTTTGGTTGCCTCACAAATCAAATCGGAACCTGTAGTATCTGCTGTAGGCACTCCTTCTGGGAACCAACCTGTCATCTCTGCGACTCTTCTGTCTACTCCAGACACATCACAACAAATGATATCATATTTATCTGTAATATTTTCAAAGATGTCACTCTGGAATACCTCTATATCTACCTCGTTCTTTTCCGCGTTTATCTTTGTATATTCTATATGTTTGTCGTACACATCGGTAGCAGTTACAGACTTGGCACCATTCTTTGCAAAGTATATCGATAATGGGCCAACACCACATCCAAGGTCTAAAACCTTTTTACCTTCTACTGGTATCCTTGGTGCTGTTAGTTCGCTTATAGTAGTGGGTCTGAATACCGTTTCATCGCACTCCAATTCGTAACCGTGAAAATCAACTATCATTGTTTATCCTTATTGATATCATTTTTGAATCTGGGTATGAAGTTATCTCCCACCCTGTTTTATCTATAAACTCATCTACTGCCTTTTTGAGTCCTTCCCATTGTGTATGATTGTAATCATCAATTACCAATACTTTTCCCTCAACAGCAATCTCACTCCAGTATTGAAGAATATCTCTCGTTTCCTCATAACTATGTGAACCATCATAAAATACTATATCGGGACTGACTACTGGATAATCGTAACCAAGTTCCCATTTATCATCGATAAAGGTTATATCCCTATTCAAGATATTTGTGTGTATCTCATCGAACTGTTCTTCTGCTGTACTTCTATTTGCATCACGCATTGCCTTGAAATTGTCATCTAGTCCCAACATCTCTATTATTTCATCTGAAGGCCCTATCCAACCCTCACACACATCCATTGTGGTGATGTGATGGGGTACAGTTTTCAATGCGTCATCAAAAGCAATGGCACTTTTGCCATATAGGGTTCCTATTTCAAATACTTCGACATAATCCCTATTTAGAAACTCTGAACAAACCTTCTCTATGGCATTATAGTCACCGTCCATCATCCATCCGCGTATATCATTATGTTGTGCCATATAACTTCCCTTCCTTATTAAATATCTGTTGCATTATTGGTTGTTTACTTTCTGACACACCACAATTTGACCAACATGCCAGACATGATTTCTTTTTCCAACTATTGTAAATCCAATTGAATGGGTCATCATCCAATATATCTTTTAATGTTCTTGACTTGAGAGATATATTTTTATCCTTGAATATGTCGATAAGTTGAGCTTTATAGTACTGTTGATTCTCTCGTTGATGTTTAGATATGTGTCCAAAATGGCAACATGGATATACAGTACCCCACGATGTTATCTTTAATTCTGTCAAGTCATCTCTTTGGGAAAAACATTTTATTTCCCCCTGTTCATTAGAATAATATGACTCCATATCATCTCTAATTTCTTCATAATCTAAGTCTTCTGCCTTCTTACCGTGTAAATCTGGATATCCTTTTGATATCTGGTCTTCACTAGTAGGATATATTGTATAGAGGTATTCACCTTTCTTATCTTTTACTCTTATATTATCTTTCTCAAATCCTTTTGGCATTTTAAAATGCACCTCAGAAAACCCCATGTGTTTTCCTAAATCTCTTATCTCATCTATCTGGTGTTGGTTATGTTGGAATACCAAACACTCCCATGTCGCCTTACCACCAGCATCCAGAAACGCGAGAACATTTTTCATTAGTTTGTTCCACCTAACATTTCTCCTGTATATGTGGTTCGTATCCTCAAGTCCATCTATTGAGAATATCATATTGTTGTGTTCCTTTCTAGAAAACAACTGACCAAGTAACCCCCAAAACTCTGGTGTTCTCATACCACCGTTAGTGTTCATCGATAGTTGAGCATTGGGGTTGTGTTCATATATGTGTCTTATAATGTCTGGTAAATCTGGATTAGTACCAGCGTCACCATAATCCCCTGTAAATGCCCATAGTTTTATTCTGGACATAAAATCTGGTGGAAACCACTCTTTAAACTGGTCAATAGTTATATACTGTGGTTCTAGTTGTCTGTTAACTACTTTAGAAAAATCTTCGTATCTAGGACACCAAGGACAAGCTGCATTACATAGACTAGATAGTTCTATGGTCATAGAGTTAACATCATAGTAGTTCCACATCTACATCTTCCTAACATGTACTCCAGATTTCTGTAAGAATTTTATTCCATCTTGTGTTCTATATTCTTTTTCGTAGTAAACTGATATGATACCAGATTGATATATCAACTTGGAACATTCTAGACATGGTGCGTGTGTGGTATATAATGTAGCACCCTCAGAACTCTCTGAAGATTTTGCCACTTTAGCAATTGCGTTTGTCTCTGCGTGTAGTACTTCTGGTTTAGTCTTTAACTCTATAACATTCCCTGTCAATGCACCTCGTTTGCTCGGGTATTCACACTCATTACTCCATCCAGACGGTGTGCCATTATATCCTATAGAAATTATTCTACCTTCTTTTACTAAAATTGTACCAACTTTTAATCGTTTTGCTGGTGACAATCTTGCATATACATTTGCTGTTCGCATATGCGCTTTATCAAATTTATCCATTACCAATCCTCAACAATCTCTTCTTTATCCCAATCCTCTTGTTCTAGTTCTTCTTCAAGTTCTAAGTCACCACCACAAAATGTACAATATGAAATACGGTAATGCGAGTCAGACATATCATACTTAATTCTGTAAACAGCGTCACAATTGATGCACTCTATATATTTCGATGGTCTGGACATTATGCTACTGCTGTCCCCCAAACATCATCCCACTTTCCTTGAAGCGCCCCCCTCGCATAATCGGTTGCTCTATTTTCAAAAAAGTTTGTATGTGTAGGTGCATTAATCATTTCTTCTACCCACAACAAAGGATTTCTTTTTACCTTGAATATACCTTTCATACCTAAACTAATCAATCTCCTGTCTGCGATATATCGAATGTATGTTTTAACATCCTCTGGTTCTAAATCCTCCATTGGGCCCATAGCAAATGCAAGGTCAATAAATTTTTCTTCTAGTTCTACCATGTTCTCAGCAATAGTGTATATTTCTCTTTTGAGAGAATCTTTCCATAGTGTTCTGTTTTCTTCTATGTATGTCCTAAACAACTTAATCATAGACTCAGCGTGCATAGTCTCATCTACAATAGACCATGTAATAATCTGACCCATCCCTTTCATCTTACCATGACGCGGAAAGTTCAACAACATAATGAAAGAACTAAACAACTGCATACCCTCAGTAAATGCACTAAAGGCGGCAATATTAGTGGCAACACTCTCTGCGGTTCCATTTGCTTTTGATAAATCCATAAAGTATTCGTGTTTGTCTGCCATTGCCTCATACTCCAAGAACTCACTATATGTACTCTCGGGCATCCCAAGAGTTTCAATAAGGTGTGAGTAGGCGGCAACATGTAGTGCTTCTCTAGCGGCGAAACCAGATAACATCATTCGTATTTCTGGTTGCGGAAAATATGGCAGATAGTTAGTCACATATCCATCTGCCACATCTATGTCACCCTGTGTGAAGAATCGAAATATATTAGTAAGAAATGCTTTCTCTTCTTGTGATAATCGTTCCTTCCAATCTTTTACATCTTCTGCCATCGGTACTTCAGTATGCAACCAATGAGATTGCTCGTGTTTCAACCACGCCTCGTATGCCCAAGGATAGTTAAATGGTTTAAAATATTCTCTTTTACTTGTTAAATCTTGTTTAGGGGTCATTAGTTCTCTCCAATATCTACCTGTCCTGTTTCTTTAAATGCCCATTCTCTTTCTTTACACCACCAGCAGTTATTACATCTGCCCCTGTCCAATTCGGTACAACTATGCGTAATGGGCGCAATCTCATTCGCTATACCTAAATCAAATCCTAATTGTATAATTTTGTCTTTTGTCAAGTCAGCGAATGGCTGACTTAAATGAGTATGTTCCTCTGTCTTAACAAATCTGTCATTGGGTAGAGGATACCCTTCAGGCATGAGAGACCTTTGATTCGGTGGATACATGTTTACCGCACTAAACAAGTGTTCCGCCAATCCCTCATTCCATATCTCATAACCACCACTTAAAACATAATCAGAGGGATTATCGGATGATATATCACCTACGATGGTTGTTCTCATTAGAGCGTGTCCTAGACGCTCAGAAGACCATTCTAAGACCAGATTAGCGTAATACTCAGCACCATCTAGTTTTGGAACAGTAAAGGGTTCACATTCTTGATTGCGTTCAATACATACGGATTTCACTAGATACCATAGAACGGCACTATCCCATCCACCACTAACTAAAACCGCAATCTTTTTATTTAGTGGTATCTCTTTTTCTACATCATCCTTCACATGCAACACAGTTTTCACCATCAATCATACTCTGAAAATCAATTTCTTTTATCGCTTCTCTTTCGATGCGCTTGGATACCTTGTCTGCCTTTCCTAACTTCTCTGACCTACAATAGTACAAAGTTTTCATACCTTGTTTCCACGCGAGATAGTGTATTGCATGTAAATATTTTATGTTGACATCTGGTCTAAAAAATAAATTAACAGATTGTCCTTGGTCTATCCATTCTTGTCTTGTGGATGCATGTTCGACTACCCATCTCTGGTCAATCTCCATAGCAGTCTTATAAATTTCTTTCTCTTTCTCATCCAGACATGATACATGTTGTACTGACCCATCATTGGCAATTATCGATGACCAAATTTTGTCATAATCCAACCTTTTATTCTTCTCGCATTTATCTTTAATGATAACATCCAGATGCTTATTCTTATTGAGATAAGCTCCAGATAGTGTGTCTTGCCTGTAAGCGTTAGCGCGATACGGTTCAATACTCGGCGAAGTGTTTCCCATAATAATACTACTGGAAGCATTAGGAGCAACAGCCATAACATGACTAAATCTTCTTCCTGTGCCTCTCGCATCAATAGCTTCGCCTCTCTCCTTACCAAGTTCCAAGTTTGCTTCATCTAATTTCCCCCTTATCAATTTAAACATTCTTATATTAGTGGATTTTGCCATGAATCCTTCAAATGGTATATTGTTTTTCTGAAGATATGCGTGAAATCCTAATGCACCAATACCAATACTTCTCTCCTGTTTCGCTGAAAAGACTGCCCTTGATACTGTATCTGGTGCGTTGTCAATAAAATACTGTAATACATTATCTAACATCTCTGCCACATCTTTCAAGAATGTGGTACTCTTTGACCAAGCGTCATAGTGTTCTAGGTTCACAGATGATAAACAACAAACAGCAGTTCTACTTTCGTTTGTTGGTAGTATAATTTCTGAACAAAGATTAGACTGATTAATTTTCAATCCTTTTTCTTTTAACCACTCTGGTAAATGTCTATTACTGGTATCGACAAAATGTAAATATGGTTCTCCTGTCTCCATACGCATTTCAAGTATCTTCTGCCATAATGCTTTTGCTGATACTGTGTCGCGTACTGCTCCTGTGTGTGGGTCTGTTAGATTCCACCTATCGTCTGCATCTGGGTCTGACATGCACTTTTCAATAAGTTGCATGAACCTATCACTAATGTTAATACCATGATGCAAATTTAAACATCTGAGGTTTTGGTCTCCTGTCGGTTTACGCATTTCGAGAAACATTGTGATATCGGGGTGGCTAATGTCAAGATAGGCAGCATATGACCCTCTCCTTGTTTTTCCCTGTCTATAGGCGAGTGAACTTGAGTCATAGGTTTTGAGGTGTGGCAAGACACCAGTAGACTTATCATCGCTAGCTCGGATGCCAAAGCCAATACCAACACCCCCACCAAGCATACTAAGCCAATTTGTTTCCGATAAATTTTCAACTAATCCCTCCGCTGTATCGTTAATGTAATTTAAAAAACATGATATAGGCAATCCTTTATTCGACCTACCAAAAGATAATATTGGTGTAGAATAAGATAACCAATGTTTACTCGCGTAATCGTATAATCGCTGGGCATGTTCATCATTAGATGCAAATGCTTGACTTACAAAAGCAAACCTTTCTTGAGGACTTTCTTCGTCCTCTCTCATGTAACTTTCTTTTAATCTCTGTAAACCTAGTTTATCAAATAACTGGTCTCTTTCTAAATCTATTTTTATTCCTGTCATTCTAGTTCCTTTTTCCATCTCTCTACCATAGCCTCATGAAAGTAGAGGCCTGGGTGCATTAAGTCTCTTGCTAATGCGTATTTTGTATCTTTGTTTTCTTCCCAATCCCTGTATCCTATTTCGTTTCGTTCAAACGCGGTTACAAGTTTAAATTTAACACCATTCATATCACACAGTTCTTTTATTGCCATCAAGTTTTTACGCCTGTTCAAATACCTTTCAGTTTTACTCTGGCATATTTCCTGTTGCCATTCCAAATCTGACCAGAATCCAATGCAAGTATTCCACTCCTCATTGTTTTCATCGATATACCAAGTTTCTCTTGCTAGAGTACTATTCTCTAACATAAGAACTGCTTTAGGTTTTATTACTGGTAACCAAGTCAAAAGAGTTCTGAAACTAGTGTCTAATCCTGTAGTACATAGTCCTAAGTTCCATACTTTCTTTTGTATGTCTTTTTCCAGTAGAGATGTCCATGACATATCAGCAGGCAATCCTGTCCCATATGTAAAACACTCACCAATACCTACATAAGAATCTTTGTCTTCATAAAACTCATCACATCTATATCCATAACTATTTAAATTATAAAATATCTCTGTGTCTAACCAACCATATTTTTCAAGTTTGTCTCTATGGTTCTTTAGATTAGAGTCAAAAGCATCCGAACTATCAGTAGAACTCCATTCCACTACAGTTGCTTCTTTTAGTCTTCGATTCCAAGGAAAGGCATAAGGAATTCTTTCCTTGACTTTCTCTATGTCTGAATTCTCATCTTCTGCCTTTGCGAGGGCAACCGCCAACTTCTCTTTACTAGATATCACTTTTATTCACCGCCCTTGCTACATCTGGGAAATGTCCCTCAATAATATTCCAACACATATTAGCAATCTGAGAGTGTTCTTTTTGTGTACCGTGACTACCTCTCAATTGACAATAATGAATCCAAGAGCGTAGTGTACCAGCCATGTAAATAGTACTCATGGTATTACCTTCTGGTAACACCGCTCTTGCTTGTTCTTTGGCAATACCTTTATCCAAGGCCCACTCGTAAGCATCTTTGGCTTGATTGATAACCTTCATCTGTTGCATGTTCCAATCTTCGGCAAGATTCTTATCATCTACTTCGATACTATTTTGCCTGTTTTTTTCATCTTGCAATCTTGCTTCACGAGTTACCCATTCATCGGATACAGCATATCTCTGACTAAACTCTTGGAAAGAAAAACTACGATGTCTTAGTATTTGTCTACCAATATCGCGTGTTGTTTTAATTTCCATTGTCAAAGACACAATCTCAAAAGGTGACCAATGTTCATGCTTGATTAAATAAGCTAACAACTTTGGTGCTGTTTTACTATTTGCCTGATTCTCTGGGTTACTAACCCTAGCCGCATATGCAATCAATTCATTTGCGGTGTGACAACCAGTTGAAGCAGAAGGTTGGGTCAAACCAACCAAACTCACTTGTGGTTCCATAATTTATTTTCCTAATTTATGATTATTACCTTCGATTGCGGATAATAAATCCTCAATCATTGCCTTTTTGGTTTTTCTTCGGTCAAGCTTAATACCTTTAGCTTCACCAAATTCATCGATTTTTGCTTTAGTTAATTTTTGCAAATCCTCGATTTTAAAAGCGTCAGTACTGACACCCTCCACATACTTACCATCTTTAGTAATGGCAGCAACTTTTTTGATGGAAGGTTTTTTTACTACTTCCTTAGAAGGTCTAAGGATAGCAAAAAGGGCAGCAGCAGCGACAACAACACCCAAAATGGCCAGAGGTATATATTCTTGTTCAATCATATTTTTCTCCTAACATTTTTTCCATTGGTTTAATAAAAACTTGGCAGTCAATCCACTATGTGTATTACTACTAATCACATCGCGTACATCGATACCATCGTTCGCCATATCATTTATATCTTTCTGAACAATCGATTCTGGCCATATGACAACATTATAATCCAAGTCAACATATTTTTCAACCAGTTTAACAACATCTTTGTTTCTAGGTTGATTGTCGAATACAACTGTAATCTTATCACGGTCTAGGTTCAACTGTTCAATTTTGTTGAAGGATGTTCCAGAACAGGCAATACTGTTTTCAAGAAACAAACTGTCTATCGGGCCTTCAACAACCGATATAGGTCTAGATGTATCAACTTTATCTAAACCAAATACTGTAGGTGCATCCTCTTTAACTTTTACAAGAATATACCTAAGTGTTTCCCCTCTCATAGCTCTTAACGACACCGACATTAACTGCCCATTTTGGTCAAAGAAGGGTATAACCAATCTGGGTTCTTCCGTTACTATTGATTGTGTGTATTTGTCGTTGAGTTGTACTATGTTCTTTATATTATCAATATAATAAAGTCGATCCCATTTATCATTTGGGATATTTCTACTTTGTACATATTGAACTGCCTCGTGGTCATATGGAAGTGTATCCAATCTATCCACAAGTTTGTCAAATAAACTAAATTTTGGTGTGAACTTGGGTGGTTCTACTGGTTTATCATCGAACAATTTATGTCCGTTTGGAGTCCAGTTTGCACCTTTCGGTTCCCAATTTTTGTTCTCATTCTCACCAAACTTTTCGAGACAATATTCTTTATGAGTAGTGGGTGCGAGTTCCTTGAGAACTGTATTCATACTATAACCAACACCACAATTGTGACATTTGTATATCATGTTATTGTCTTTGCGAAAGAAATACCCACGCATCTTATTAAGATTTTTACGCGAGTCGCCACAGAAGGGGCATCTTACATTCCAAAGATAATCATTTTTCTTTTTGAATTTCTCAAAGTGATGAGATATCAAGTTGATATATTTCACATCTACATAAAGCATAGGTCACATTATACACATAAGTGCATTAAAAGTCAAGCGAATTCTTTAAATTTTTATCCGTGGGGGCCTGGTCTTGACATTAGGTCATCAAAAACCAAATCTATTAAGATATCTCTTTTAGCATCAATATCTTTAGGAAGAACTCTCTTTCCTCTGTTAAATAAATCTCTTTTGACATCATCATCTGACATATTAGCGACAGTATCTATCGCATCGTCAGCTATTCTATCGTTTACCCAATGACTCATATTATTCTCCTTATTCTCTTATTCACGGGATCATGATCTCATATTTGAGAGCAAATGTCAAGCAGAATTATGAGTTAAGTAAGAGTTGAAAAAACTCCATATTGCCTATTAAAAAGCCTAAAACAGCG